TCATGGTTTGCTTCTTGATCATATCTAATTCTGATGTACTCCAAGTTATACCCATTATTTATATACCTATATTCAATGCGGAAGCATTCATAAATTTAGATGTTGCACTACTTTCACAAAGTGCAGAATCTCTAAACTGCCCTAAACGATCAGGTGCTGCACCCACCGACATTTTAAGTGTAGCTAAATCCTTATCGAAAGATTGAAGAATTATACTTTTGGTTAAAGAACAATTTATAAGATCGTTGAGAGATGTAGTCATAGCTGGCGGCAAATCAAATCTAGGCATACGGCAAGCTGAAGGAAGAGGTATAGATATTTTGCCGATTAGTGAGTTCAAAATATTAACAGGAAAACAAAGGACTTTGTTTAATATATTAGAAATCCATGCTTTCATTTTTGTAAGTATATCCACTACTTGGCTTAAAATTTGCATCACAAAATTAAATAACCTATCGAGCAAATCGGTACTTAAGCTTATATCCCAATTAACGGAACATTTAAGAAGCGAAGAACCGAAATCTCCACCCCCGGTAAGACTAGCATGTTTACTCAACCAAGAATCTAATTTATTTTTTAAAGCAAATAATGTCTTTTGGGCACTTTCTATAATTCTATCAATAGCACTAAAAACTTTTTTAAATAATTCTACAACAGATGTTATTACTTCTACTATAGGCTCGGAAATGCTTTTAGGGTAGATATCATTAAGATCCTTAAATGTACCGTATACGTTATTTATTCGCTCATCTATATCCATAGTTTTTCCAACATCGAATTGTGGCGTTAAAATAGAACTGGGGCTGGCCGCAGATGGTTGGCCTTGAAGTATAGTATCCGCAGATGGTTGGCCTTGAACTACCGTTACTGTTGTTGTATACGGGTTTATCCCAGTATATTTAGATAAATAAACTACGGCTAAATTAATAGAATCTAAAGTTAGCGTATCTAACTTATTTGAAGCTTCGACCAAATACCTGTACATCTTAATTAAAGCTGATTGGTCTATAGCCGATGGAGGTTTGTTCACGGCGGCATTGCTTATGTAAGTCGTACCGGGAAGTGCGGCACTCGTAGCCTTTGCCAAAAAACCCATAAAAACATCATCTGGCGGATTGAAGTAAATTCCTGTGATATCTTGACGATTCTCTAAAATATATTTTATTTTATCATCAGTATGTTTTGTTCTCAAAACATCAATAATATCTGTTCTAACTTCAGGCGATACTTCAAATAAAGTGTCTGTCATCAAGTTTGTATGGCCGTTTATCAAATTTTGAATATCCGTTTGAGTATTTTTGGCTTCGGTTCTTAAACTCGCTGGCTCCACATAAGAAGCCGTCATTGATTGTGCTAACTGCATTGTTCTTTGAATAATTCTATTCGCACGGGCAATAAGAGAATCCAGTGTGTTTGTTAATGCAAAAATATTGTAATTGTACAGATCTGTTCCTGCTAAAATTGCACCTAATTTATCCCCACTATATCCAACATCCATATATCTTTTAACTGCGTTAGGACTAGAATCCACACCATTAAGATGAAAAATATTTGAAATCAAAAGATTCTTCGCATCACTATACATATTAAGAGTTTGATCTATCGTTTGATCTTTTGTTAGATATATGGTTGTCATTACGGAAGGTTGGTTTTCGGATGTTGAAAGCTCAACTAATGCATAATCTTCCTCTATTAGATATGGGGCATTAAGATCTATTTTAATTTGATCAAGAGGATTTCCAAAATACTGTTGCGATAAATTGGTTAGAACCATCTTATCATGGACAATTATGGTTTTTGTACTATTTTTTAAAGTATCTTGTGTCTTATCAAGATCCATTCCAAGAGCAAAATATAAACGTCTTAGAGTCTGAATGTTATGAAAGTCGGCATCATTAGGTGACATATCTCCAGTAAGATAAACAACATTATCTACCAAAGTGATACCTGCATTAGCTACAAATTTTTCTTGTTGTTCAGTGGTGGGATCATCGGGCAATAGACCATACTGAGCGGCAACGTCTGCCCCCGAAGTTATGTTGGATGATGTAGGTGTCCCTGCACCGTTTTTTGCCAACAGTTGGTCTAAAATAGTATTTCCGGTATTCAGCAAATCTGGCATACCGAGAATAGATTTTTTAGCGGCATCCAGAAGTTGTTGATTTTCCAAAAGACGGGCACCTATCTCATCTTCCAACAACTGGATAGCATAATTAAGATCGTGTGGAAATTTGCATTTACTAGTTACAGTCATACGTTAACCTCAAAGTCTCGTCTACTTTAAAAGTTAAGCATTTATGGGTAGGCGGCGAGTATATTTTCCAAGCGGTTAGTTGAAATTAACTTGTGAAGTTTTTGCAGAAATTCAGTATATCCGGCTCTATCTAAATATTTCCAAACAATTTCAGGTTCTTGGAATCTTTCTAGCCTACCAATTTCTGTGTGTTGTTTCATTTTTTCCCGTAGGGCATCGTGCATAGCATATCGTTTATCTCGAATTGCCATAAACGTGTCACTTAGCCATACAATACATTCACGGATTGTTTCTTTTTCTTTCTCTATACGTTCTATTACCAGATCGGGTTCTTTGGCGTCTTTCTCTGCTTCTGCTGACTTCTTTAGTACATCCCAAGATCTTCGGAGCTTCCCAATAACTTCATCAAATTTTTTGGCCTTTTTTTCAGCTATCTTCAAAAAAGGTTTGAAATATTCATCTGGGTCAAAGTGTCGTGGGAGGATAAGCGGCGGCAAAACCCATTCATCATTCAGTACGTCATAAACAGCTTCAGATACTTCTATATTGGGATCTTTAGGATTTTTTAAGAAAAAATGAATTTCATGGTCTTTATATAGTATTTTAATATCTTTAAACATTTCTTGATATTTTGTAATATCGTTTTCGGTAGTAGATTCCGGCCAACCTTTCGCATACAAAGACACATCAATGTCTGCGTTTTTCGACCATTGGTAACTTGCAGATCCACCGTATAAATTACAAACCGTCAACGTAAAACCAAGTTGAGTCAAATAATTTTTGGCTGTAGATTCGATCAAAAATTTAACGGAGGACTTCAATTGAGGGAGTTCATTTTCTTTGTCGCCGGTGGAATATGCCCAGATATCTTCTGACAATGTTTTTCTAGGAAAATCCAATATACTCGATGTTACTTTCATATCTTCCCTTTAATAAATTCTAACCGTATCCTACCTACAAGATAACAGAAAAGGGGTTATATTTTTAATGATGTAATAGACTACTGTTTTATTTGTATAGATAAGGAGTTATGGGAATGATTAGCGAACAAGCATTCATACAAGAAGGATCGGATTTAATCAAATCTATGGCAAAGGGCTTGGTTGATAGTCATGAAAATATAGAAGTTCAAATAGCTTCTGGTTCATGCCACACAATCGTATTCACCTTACGCTGCGACAAAAACGACTTGGGTAAGCTCATCGGAAAACGTGGCCGTACAGCTACCGCCATGCGGACCATTTTAGGGGCAATTGCATCTAAATACGGTCGCAGAGCAATTCTAGATATTGCGGAATAAGAAAAAACGCAGCGACTTTAAAACTCGCTGCGTTTTTAGGAGTAACCCGAATGAATACACAACTTATATATGCACTTAAAAGAGTTCTATCAAACTCAAAAGTTGAAGCCTATCTCACACAAGAAGAATTGAATGAATTTCTCGCCTACTTACAGCGAAGTCCCACGTTCAAACAAATGAAAACTTCTTATGAAAAAATTCAAGATGAACTTGTTAGGGAATTTAAATTAACTAAGGATAATTCTAGTAGTTTGATTAATTATGCAATACATGCCAACAAATAAGAGTGCTCGTCTTTCCGAGCCGCCATCGAACTTTATGGTTGATTTTGCGCTAATAAGTCGTTGGCACCTAAAAACGAAAATGGGCAAACCCACAAAACAACCAAGACACGACTGTCGGAAAACTTCCCCCTTTTTACCATCAGGGAACGGAACTTTCACCCCTGTCCGTTAAGGTCTTCCTTATTGTCGTAGTAAGGACGAAGAATCCAAAAGTGACCAACTTGTCATTTGGATTACTCACGCTGGCGATCAACCAGTATCAAAAATCATACAGGCAACATCTTTTCTTGTCAACATTATTTTTAAGATAGAGGAGAAATCGATATGCGAGACTTCCATCCAGATAAAGTTATGCGGACAATCGATTTGGTTCTACAACAAAAAAACCTTACAAAAGAAGATATTTTGCATGTATACTATCTTAAAGTTAAACTCAAACATTTTGGATCTATTTGTGTCATTGAAGAAAGCTATTTAAATTATTTACTGTCACTATCCCCATTAGGGATAAAATCAGTATTGTCAGCAAATTGACTTATGAAATTCTCACCTTCTTTTGCATTGATCCTATCGGCATACATATTGAAATGTTCGCCATGTTTAGAAACCTTATTGCCGTAATTTTGATACAAATGATGGTGAATGATTTCATGCGCCAAAGTTTGGCGTAAAATATCCTCGTTTTCGAGGATCTCCTTGTTTATCGTAATCGTCGTAACTGGATTATTTTCGTCGTTATCTACCCAAGTAGTTTTCCCCAAATAATCGACGCCATCAGCTATTTCGATAACCGGCCTGTTCTTTTGTTCGGGGATATATTTTTGAAGAAGATCGTCAACAGTTTTATTGATTTTATCAAGATTAGCAGTGTGATCGGCCTTCAAGACTTTTTTTTTACTTGTGGTTTTTCTTTTTCTTTTTCTTTTTCTTTCTTGCTTTCAGGCTTGAGTTCTTTTGGCAACTCTATAATTTTATGAAGTAATTCTTTAAGCCAATCCACACCAACAGAATGTTCAGGATACCGGCTATTCCACACCTTTATAACTTCATCATAAGAGGCATATCGGCTATCGAAACTACTTCTCCAAACCGGTCTATTAAATTTGGTGATCCAAAACTCATCTTGACCATCAAACAACAAGGTATTATCAAAGGTATCTGCCATCTTTAATATACGAACGCTGGGATTTAATAGTTCGCTAGAAGGGTCGATACGGATGAAATTATCAAAACAAAAAGTATCCGCAGGGGAAAGAAAATACGACTTCACATTCTTTTTAAGAATTTTCTCTTTAGGCTCTTTAGGCATTTTAGTTACCTCTGGAATTTTATTAGCGTCTTTGTCGAGGATTTGTTTGAATTCAATCTTTCGACCTTTGCTTTGTTCTTGCGCCAATCTTGGCAACGTTTCCCAAATAGTATCGTCATCAAGCTGAAACGCTTTTTTACCGTCCACCAATACGTCTATATGACTGGACATGATAGTGAAATCTTTTGGCATTACTTCGTCCTCTTTACCATTTTGTAAAACTCCAACACGCAAAAAACGATATATTATCTCCTCAGAATAGCTATCCACATTAATTGGAAGCTCGTCGATCATTACCCATTCTAAAGATTTAAATTCTTTTGAAGGATCGTTGGTGCAATTTACATTTACTGCATCCTCTGGAATAAATATAAATATGTAATTGCCTAATTGCGGCCAGAGATATTCAAGATCCTGAAATTTAGATAAGCCGGTTTCCTCGTATACTTCTCTTAATAACCCATCTACCGGATGTTCATTGGGTTTCAATCGACCGCCGGGTAATCGATATTCACCAGTATCGGCAGCAATCCCCAGCAGCAAACGCCCAGAGTTGTCTATTATAATAGCTCTAGTTCTTTCGCTGCGAACTTCGCCCTCTACTTTTTCTACTTTGTATTCGGCTTTCGGTACAGTAGTTTGAAATTTCTTCAAAAAAGAAGGTATTTTTAAAATGTTCCATGTTCTCCCGGTAAAACTTTTATCGTGTGCATTCCACCAAATTTTCTTACCTGAAGAATCGACCTGTAGCGCCATTATGTGCCAAGGATCTTCATAATCGAATCCTCTTCGAGATTTGTCTGAACTTAATTCCTTACCTTTATTGCTTTTAACTTTAGATATGGCAAAATAAAAATCATAAAGTTCCGACATACTATCCCAATCCATACGATTACGAACAATACACCAGTTTCGAGTACCGAGCTTTTGGGCGGCTTCAAAATTATATATTCTATATATAACCCATTCCGAATTTTCTTCTACAGTTTCATAACCCTTTTCTTCATCTATTTTTCGCTGTGTCGTTTTGGATGGTGTTTGTTTTAACTGATCTATGAAATTTTCTAGCAGAACAAAATCCTTGCCGCCCCAATAATCAATATCTCTGTCCTGCATTTCTTTGATTCTATGGTTGTCTCGAAATTTTTTAAATTCCCCAAGGTAGGAGTCTACTTGTTTTTCCTCAATCCCTTGTTTAAGAAATTTTTGTTTGACCGCTTTGAAATCAGCTATTATAAGTCGCATAGAATCCTTCACCTATGTCAAAATAGCGCACATAAAAAATGCTCATTACTTGAAATAACCATGTTTTACACTTTTTGAAATCGGCTAATTCAAACAATCTTATATCAACAATGTAAGCGTGGGCGGTCTTCAACGGAAACTGTATAATGGGAGATTGTATATGGAAATGGTATGGAACTTATTACCTAACGAAACGCCAAAAACAGATCTAATACTTAGT